CTATATCAATTATCAGTTTCATTCGCTCTCTCCTTTATGACATCAAAAATTGCTTAATTACCCCTTGAATCTCATTTTCAGAAAACCCCGTTTTCTTTGCCATATCTTGTAGCCACTCCATGAAAGACTGTGCTATTTCCAACAGTATCATAGAAAAATCTTCCTGTGCTATCTCTGATAGATTGTCATTCCAATCAAAAGGCTTTACTATTATCTCGGTCATTCCTTATCCTCACTTTCTGCCTTGTGTTCCATGTTTTCTAAATTATCAAGTATCATTGCCGTCAGAAGTGTTATCTGCGTTATGCCCCATATCATCCATTGATTGAAGTCCATACTTTTACTTTCGTTGAGCCTTTCAATGTCTTTGATAATAGTTTCGTAGTTACTCATTTCACACCTTCTTCCTTGTATGGCTCTGCCAAATGACAATATCCGTCTTTGTTTGTCTGACAACCGCCACCCCATTTTTTACAGATTTCGTGTGCTACAATAAGTGGAACTTTGCTACCCTTTAAAAAACTGTCATGCTCAAAATATTTACACTCCTTGCAAGTGATTAACTCCCCCGACTTCTGTTCTCTCAAACCTTCATACAATTCCTTGCATTGTTTATATCCTTCCTCATAGCCACGTTCATATTCGTTTTCCAATTCATCATCACTCGGCTCTTGTTCAAGTGCGGATATTGCCATATCAATGACTTCATCCATACGCTCTGACGGATATATGATTATTCCCTTGTGTCCTTGTAATTCCTTAATTGCTTCTTCTCTTGTCATCGTCTGCCACCTTCTCCCCACATATGAACACCGAGTGCGAATATCAGCAGGATGATCGCTATGTTTTGACACAGATCAAGCTTTGTCATGCACCCACACCACCTTTCTATTTTTGTCGAAATACCAATATCCGCCGTCATTATCCGGATATGTCTGGAACACCTCATCATCGATCAGGATCTGTCCGACCTTCAGCACGATGCCTTTATGGATATGCCAGAGCGGGTTTTTGTTTTCAAAACTATATCTCATTCTGTTCAACCTCTTCCTTTGATAAATTATTGAGAGGACATTCCTCACAATGTTTATACAGCCTCTCTTCTGTCGCGCAGATCCCGGGCCATACACAAAAATCATCACACATTTTTTCCTGTACTTCGTTTAGCCGATCTCGGCTTATTGTAATAATTTGCATCTTTCTGTCCTCTCCTTTCCCTTTTTATCTTGTCCATTTTGTACAAAAGCCACTCGTCAACTTCATTCGCCGGAAGTAATGTGAATTCTGAAAAATCTGTTATCTTATCCCCTGGTTCATACTTGTCACAGAATTTCGGATCCATTTGAAGCCGTCCGTCCTCAAATATCCGGCTGTGTCCTGTGAGTGATAAATAATTGCAAGCCACTGTGCTTCTGGTCGTGTGATTTGCGTTCGAGCCGAAGCCCATTCTGTACTTACATGTCCGGCAAATATCGCTATTTACTTTTATCTTTTTCATTTTCTGCCCTCATTTCATGCAACTCTCCAACCTCTTGCCACATGATTTTGATAAGCTTCATTCCGAATTCATAAAGCCTCGGACCCTTGAACTTGACCCATTCTTCAAAATCTCTGACCCCTTGAAGAGCTGCTTCCGCATCGTAATCCGTGTAAAACTTACGGAAATAACCCCATAATTTCGTAACAACTTCGTAATAATCTCTGATATCCTTAATCTTCATCTGCATAGAACGGTATCTCCATTTCCTCATCACTGATCTCGACATCGCCGTTAATTGTCGGATTGATGTAACACTTGTCGAACTTCTTATCCGGCCCGACAATGCGCTTGCTGTCCTCCGAATAATAGACAAGCACTTCGCCGAGCTTACCGGTCAGCCTGTTCTTGATAACCGATAGCCTTCGTTCGTCCGGATCAGGCTCTTCATTCTCGCGTGTCACTCTGGAATACGTCATAACAATGCTCGCCTTGTTGGTAATATCCGCTGACCCCGAAACGTCATCGTTATTCATATAATTGCCGAATGTCTTACGCGGATGAGCGATCAGCAGGATTATGACGTTCAGCCTTCTAGCCATTTTTGCCATTTTGCCCACGAATTCAGATTGTTTTCTGTATAAAGCCTCGTTTGTCGGCGCAGCCTCTTCCATCGCTGTCATCAAGTTATCGATGAGAATGAATTCGCAGTTTTTCTGTAATATTGCCTCTTCCATAATCTCGACAAGTGCTTTTGTCTCGTCATCGTCCTCTGTCAGATCTGTGTCATCGTAGACAAACAGCCTTCCCTTATACCATGCATTGCATCTGTCGATTTCTGTGTTTGTCAGGACAGCTTTCCCGATAAGCTGACGGTCAAGCCAGTTTTTGACAAATACGTTTGGCATTTCCCCGGAGTAAATCATGCAATTATGCCCTTGTCCGAGTGCATCTGCTATAAACTGTGATGCCATTGTGGATTTACCGTCTCCGCGTTTTCCTGTCAGAATGACAACTCCGCCATAATGGAACCCGCCTGTCAGTATTCTGTCCAAATCCTTTATCCCAGAACTGATACAAGGCTGTTTTTCGATGTTGACTGATTCAACTTCTGCCATTTCCTTTAACCTTGACGATGTAACGAATTCGGAATTTTCGACCGCCCTGACTACCGCCTCTTTGCCCTTTGCCCGGAACAGATCGTTCGCGTCCTTGTAACCCTGATAATCTTCAACCCTGACAACCCGCGTTTTCTTTGGAAACTTAATCTTCAGAGTATCTGCAAGGCTGACATGGCCGTTTTCGCAATCTCCGAATACTACAATTTCTGTAAATCTCTGGATCCACGTCCAACAGTGCGGAATCCATGTAAACCCATTCATTCCTATCGGTACAGAAACGGCATTATCTATTCCGCATTCTGCCAACGTGAGACTGTCTATCTGTCCTTCTGTGACAACAAGCCTTCCGCCTTCCGAGCAATGATTCATTCCAAACAGGATCGGCATGCAATTCTTCTCACACCATTCCTTTGAGCCTTCGCCGGGATCTGTATTTCTGTACTTAATAAACTTCAGCTCGCCCGCTGCATCCTTAAAAGGAAAAACAAGGATTTTGTCGTTATTCGGCTGAACTGTCACTTCATACTTCCGACAGACCGCTTCAGATATTCCCCGGCTTTTCAAATATTTGACCGCTGCCTCTTTGGATTCTGTAACCCGATGAGCATCTTTAAACTTCTGAAATCGTCCGTTAAAATTCTGCAGATTGTAAAACCTTCTGACATCATCGCCCAGATCGAAATCGAAATCCCTTGCAAGCTCGATCATATTGCCCGAAGCTCCGCAGGAAGATCTTTTACACTGGAACAGCCCTGTCTGTCTGTTTAATGAGAATGTTCCCTTATCAGGTTTACTTCCACCGTGACAATATGGGCATTTCTGAAAAACCAACTCATTCCCTTTGACGTTATACGGACCATGCGCTCTGGCGAATCGTTCAGCATCTTCTTCCCTAAACGTATAAATGCTCATTCTTCAAACTCGCTCCAATCTATATCAGGTGTGTAATTCCAACCACCGCCCGGAAGCCTTACCGCACCCGGAACAGGAGGCTCTTCATCATCTTCGAGCGCAGCCGGCTCGCTAGAGATCGGCGGAGCGGTTTCTTTTATTTCTTTATCTTCTTTATCTTTTTTCTTTAGGTATGTACCCTTTGATGTATCCTTTTTTGTTCCATCAGATGTACCCTTTGATGTTCCTTTGGATGTTCCGTCTGTTGTACCCCGACTTTGGAAATCGTCATATTTTACAATGGTTATGATTGTCCTCTTCTGATGTGCTATCAGATGTATCATTTCCATGTACTCGAGCTGTTCCAAGAAGTGTCTTGTTTTCTTCCTTGACCATCCCCACCGGATTGACAGAGCTTGTATGCTCAAACACACGTCTCCGCGCTTGAAAGTTTCCATATTACCGCGCCACATCTTTTTATGTGTCTTATGCTCTGCCAGAAGCAACAGATCTATCCATGCCCGACATTTATCAAACGGCTTTATCGCATAGAACTCATTGTCCATAATGGATCTGTATATCTTTATCCATCCTTCTTTTTTACCCATACTCTCCTAACTCCAATCTCGTCTTTAACTCCCTGTATAAGATTTCGTAAATCATCTGTCCTGACAGCTCCTTCTGCACGAAAATCGGCTTTATCTGGTAAACAGTGATTAGTTTCAGAAGCCTATGCAGATATGCCTTACTATTGAATTTTGTGCCATATTTGCCAGCTAAAATCTTCATCCACGAACCATCTTCAACTAGCAGATACACAGAAGCATTGTTTGACTTCGCCCGATCAAACTCGCGACAGAACCGTTCCCAATTCTGGCAGAGATTACCGGATAACTCCCGGAGCGACATTTTCCGTTCTATGACAGCAGATCCTTTGATTACAGAATCGTTTTCGTGGATCCATGAGCCGTCCGGAAGTTGAAAATCATATGTATAATCCGCGTAATCGAGATTTCTGCGCTCATACGGAACACCGAAAGAACTACATCGTTTCTGATATTCGTCTGTCGGCTGTTCCGCAGTATCGACAAGGATTTTCATGCTATCAAGACATTTTTGAATCTCGAATCCTTCCATTAAAAGGGAATTTCACTCGGTCCGTTGTCCGAGACCTTCATCCATTCTTCAGAGCCGGGAGCAGGAGCAGAGCCTTCAGATTTCTTTGTTCCTGTATAGCCATTTTTGGCGACAAATTTAGCTGTCGGCGCGGATCCATCGCGAACCCTTTTGATGTCTACAGCAAAACGCGGTTCTGTATACTCGATCTCGCGCCCTTCGATCACTGTTCCGGTCGTACCGAATACCAGACCGACCTTGAGGCCCTTCCATTTGTCCTCTTTCCAATCCCATTTATAGCCTTCGTTGGAATCTTCAAAAGCATTCGTCCATTTTGCAAATGTGTTCTTTGTCCATTCGTCCTTGTCAGATCCGTCATCCTTCGGAACGTAGATCGACTTGCGACCCTTCCACTTCTTATCTTCGCTCTCGTCTGCTTCGTACTTCTTTTTGAAGAAATCTTTGTAATCGCCCGCTGCAATATCAAAAAGGATATCTATCCGGTCAGAATTACCGTTCTCGCCTGTTACATACTGAATGTTCTTGACTTCCACCTCATAAGCCCCAACAGGAAGTTTTTCACCTCCCTGACGTTTTGCAGCTTCAGAAGCTTCCGCATAACCACCGAATTTTTTCATATTATTTGTCTCCCTTCTTATTTGTAATCATTCCGTAATAATCACGGATTGCTGTATCAACAGCCTTCAGATCGTTCGGAATGCGAATGTCAAACATTCCTTCCGGGCTTTTGGCTGTTGTATATCCATCAGATTGAGTGATAAAATAATGTTCTGTACCCTCTACCGAGCAGAGAAGCACGATGTTAAAGCAACCTTCCACAGTTAACTGATTATCGAGCATCTTTCCGACAGTTTTCGCTTTGATTTTTCCTGTGTTGCTGTCGGTCTCGGTATGGTGCAGGAAATAGACGATCACATCGTCCGGAAGCTGATGATTGATGTAATGGATAAGATTGCGGAAATGCAGAGCGATATCTGTAAATTTCCCATATCCTGCATCTTTCGCCTTATCGAACATTTCGTTGACTAACAGATATTGCGAATCGTCAATAATGTACGTTTTCAGCTTCACGTCCTTGAAACATGTCATGATCGTGTCATATGTCGCATGTTTCGCAATCTTGAAATCCTTTTTGAATGGTAAATATGGCTTCTCGACCGAGAATATGCCGACTTCGTTTGTATCAAAATTCTTGATACTGTACGTTTTGCCCGAGCCTGTTTCGCCCAGAACGAGAATAGGTAATCCCATAATTTAACTCCTTCCTTCTTATTTGCTTAAAATCATCTGAATAAGCTCTTCTTTGGATTTGGTTGACAGAATATCCCTCAAAACACCCTGTTCCAGAACATCCAATCTCTCGTTCACGCACTGTTCTACGAATTTTGTTCTGTTCTGATTAGTCAACTGACAGTAAATGGTTAATCTTTTGCCTGTTGCCGGAGTAAGATGTGGATGGAATCCATCATCTGAAGATGTTTTGTTCCGAAATTGAGTTTCATTTCTTGTTCCCATATTCTTCTCCTTCCCTTATTATTTGATAACTACATGTTTCCCACGTTCTTCCAGATGCGCCCATTCGCACTCGTTGTCCTTCAGATATTCGCGAATGCGTTCTGTATCTGGTTCAACAATGACTTTTGTCATGTTTTCCGGGACTTCCCCGGTAATCTTCAAAGGCTGAAGCCCGCCGTTCTTTTGAAGCTTGATCGTGAATGTTCCTGCTGCGATCTCGTCCGTTCCGGCTGTCTCCATAGCCACCTTCAAAGCTTCCTTCATGCGCTTGATGTGGTTTTCTCTAACTTTCGCCTTATCTGCGAACATCTGCGAAACTTCCTTCGCCTGTTTTGCTTCCATGTCAAGCTGTTTGATAACATTGGCATATCCGCAAGATTTGATTTCAAGCTCGCCTATAAGCCCTTCAAGTGTGTCCAAAAACACTTGCTCATCGCATTCGGGATCTGTCGCAAGCTCATACAGAGATCTGAAATCTTCTGTAATGTCAAAAAGTGTTCCCATACTTTCCCTTCCTTTCTTATAATTTGCTTACCATTTCGAGCATTTTCTCGGTTTCTTCGAGCCATTTTTCCTCAACAGAAACCCTTCCCCGGCTGTGCTGTGACAGAAATGGATCGTTAAAACATCCCTTGTCGAGCGAGATATGTTCTCTCAAGATTGCTCTTCTGGTTTCCAATAATTCCTTTAATTCGTTCATGATTTATCCCCTTCCGTGTTCATATATTCGAGTATCTTTACAAATAGATTTTTCCGATACTTCACAAGAGTTTTAATGGTTACATAATCTTCGACTTCATCTAATGCCCGGGACCTTCGTCCAAGCTCTGACAGATGGTTCTCTTCGTACTCACTGTCAAGCGGAGCGTTCGGATGTATCACTCCGGCATCTGCAGCCTTAACTACATCTTTCATAAGTGCGAAATCAACAAATGGCTCATCTGACATACTCATCATCGTTCATATCCTGCCAAGCAAAGCGCGAACCCAACCGAGAAAACGATCGCACAGAGCCAAAAGCAACCATGATTTGATGTGGATATCTCGGCTAATCCTGCACCGCCGAACGTAACCATAAGCACCCCTATCGCATATAATTTCCCCTTCTGCATGGCTTATTCTCCTTTCATAATTTTTTTGATCTGCTCATCTGTCAGAATATACGTTCTGTGATTTTTGGATCCGTAACAGAATGCACCGGGAATCTTCCCCAACTGAATCATCATCCGGACAGCCTGTTCGCCTACATTTAACATTTGAGCTGCTTCTTTTGTTGTGATGCGCTTCATAATTCTGCTTCTCCGTCTGCAATAAACGTCATCAGATCAACTCCGAGAGCCTTGCATATTTTGTAATACTCAAGGCAATCAATACCTTTTCTTGACCCCGAGCAGATGTCGGATATTGCTGATGCTGTCAGGCCTGTCTCACGGACCAGAAAAGATTGTGTAATTCCTCGATCTTTGAGATATTTGCCGATCTTAATTCCTATTTCCATTTCTTCTCCTTTCTACCCCTATCTTTTAGGGGTTAATGTTTAAAAATAATAGGGATCTGCTCCCCTTGCCCCTAATATTTAGGGGTATGTCAAAAATATACTCCTATATTTTGGGTGTGTCAATAGGTTTATAGAAATTTCCCTTAAATTTTTGGGGTAAATTCCGATAACTATGATATAATATGCAACACAGAAGGAGACATGCCTATGCAAACAGATAATGAAATCAGACAAATAATAAGAAAAAATCTTAAAGAATTACGCATTACAAGCGGTAAAACACAATTAGATATCGCTAAACTTACCGGGAAGAGCGAAAATGCTGTCGGTTCATGGGAACAGGGGTATTCATTGCCAGATATTGTTACTTTGGCTCGTTTGGCTGCCTATTACAACAAAACTATTGATTACCTATATCAAGATAACACAGAAGGGAAGTGATTATAATGCGCAGACCCAACGGCTCCGGTCACATCACAAAACTCGCAGGAAACAGGCGCAGACCTTACGCGATAAGAAAAGTTGTAGGATGGACAGAAAAGGGAACACCCAAATACAAGTATATTTCTTATCATAAAACGCACAGAGAGGCTATTAAGGCTCTCAACGCTTACATGGAAGATCCTTACGAACTAACATCAAAAACAGTGCAGGAAGTATATAAAGAATGGTATGCACAGCAGACAGAAGTTGCCGAAGGAACCTTAAAAGCATACAGGACGGCATATAAACGTCTGGAACCGCTCTATACTTTCAAAATGTCTCAAATTGACAGAATTGTTTTACAAAATTTTTATGACAATATGAAGGGAACGAAGAGTGCTGTCTTTAATCAGAAGAAGCTTCTCAATAACTTAATCAAATATTCTGTCAAAAAAGGTATAATGCCTATGTCAGCCTTGTCTTTGCATAAGGTTATAGATTTTTCCAAAAAGCCAGAAGGAAAGAAAACAGCGCGAAAGATTATTCCGAAGGATGTTATTGATAAATTATGGGAACTGACCGACACAACGGCGAAACAAGTGCTTCTGTACATTTACACCGGATGCAGATATGCTGAACTGTATGATTTGAAGGAAAAGAACTGTTATCCCGACCACATCGATATTATCGCTGCAAAGACTGAAGCCGGGATCAGAACCGTTCCCCTGTGCGACAAAATAAAGAAAATACTTCCTATTGAGCCTATTCCGTCTTATGACGTGTTCAACAAGTATTTCAAGGAACTTCTGCCCGGATATCATATCCATGATACCAGACATACTTTTATTACTATGATGACAGAAGCCGGAGTTGATTCAAGGATAATAAAAGCCATTGTCGGACACAAATCAACGGACGTTACAGATCAATATACACACATCACTCTGGAAGCCATGATTGAGGCTGTAAACAAAATATAATTTGTAAGAGTGTTTGTAAGAGAGTGCGTAAGAACATAAACTGATAACAACTGAAATTATCTTGACGGATATCCGCGTAAAATTAATAATTAACCGTATCGGTCAAGCGTATTTTAATCCATCTCAGTTTTTGACGATTGTTGAATTTACGCAATTTGCGCTATGATTTGTCAGAAAGTAAGTAAGAAATTAAAAAGAGCCTGCCGGCATTACCCGAAACAGGCTCAAATGGGGAAGTAAATAAAGGGAACACAAATTAATACAACACATCGAGATCGACATTGCCGGAGATACCCGGAACGGACCCTTTGGATGTGTACTGCCAAGCTATGATGTTATTTCCGACAGGCTTATACTTCTCGTCAAGCTTACCGGTGTTTTTCCCATATCTGGCAACCCAAAACATGAATTTATCCTTCAAATACTGCGATATGTAATTGTCGTACCAGTTTTTGTTACAGTAAATACCGACTTCGAAGCCCGCTTCCTTGCATTCGCCGATAAACGACATCGCAACACCTTCAATCGCATCTTTTCCGAACGGAGGAAGGCTTTTATCTTCCAGATCGTACCAGATCGGCATTTTTCTGTCCTTGAGCAGATTTATGACCGTATCAGCCTCAATCCTCGCCTGTTCGTGTGTCGTTGCGTATGCGTATTTATATACAGAATACCCGATATTGTACGTCATACAGCCTTCAAGATTACGTTCAAACATTGCGTCTATAGATCCATTTTTCTTTGTGGAACGCATACACATGAATGAAATGTTCGCATCCTTCAGCTTTTTGAAATCAATGGTATTCTGATATTCCGAAACATCAACACCGTACTGATATTCGCTGTTCCCCGGAATGATTATGTCAGAATATGCCGGTCTGCCATAGCCGACAATATTCGATGACCGCTGCCGAACCATAACAGCCCCGCCATTGTCATCAGAGTTTACAGACGTATTCCCTTCGATCGTCTCGATAACAGATCCGTTGATGCTCTTCACGATCCCGACATGATTCGTCCATCTGTCGTTAGTGTTGAACTTAAAGAATACGATATCCCCGATCTGCGGATCTGAATGCCACCGCCCCTGCTCATTGAACCAGTTTCCCAATTCCTGACAAGATGCGGTTTTCTTAATCAGACACGGATCATGTTGCGCGAAAACCCACCAAACAAACACACAGCACCAAGGATATGCGCTTCCGCTGACTTCTGAACCATAATACGCTGTATTGTACTTTACATAGTTAGAATTAGGCGGATATTCTGTAACACCCACCTCCGCAAGTGCAGTATTGATTATATCTTGCGCGTTAGGCATCAGGATCATCCCCTTTGTAGTATCTGTACGAACTAATTCCTATCAGAACACCGATACAGACAGCCAGAGCTGAACATGTTCCTGTGATCTGCTCCGCATAAGGAAGGTTCCATAGCTGCGCCAGAGCAAAATAAAGGCTCCCGACAGCCGGAAGCGCAATCTGACAGAGATATTTCAAAATTGTATATAATTTATCTGACATCATAGCAAATTCCCCCTATTTTTCTACCTGTTCCATAATGAAATCTTTTAATTCCTTGTGCATATTCTTGATTTCGCCGTTGCCGATGTTGTCCTTGACCAAAGCATCAAGAATGGCATCCTGCGCCCGCAGGCACATACATAACATGGATAGAAGCTGTTGGAATTTTGCATCTTGCTCGTCTAAACGTCCGTTAAACTCTTTCTGAAGGGATTCCCGGTCAACCTCGATATCTTTCACAGCCTTATCCCATGCCTGCTCCCTGTCGTGTCGCGCCGTGATGCTTTTGATAATTTCCATGATGACCTTATAAAACCCCCAAATTCCCACAATTACAGCTCCGCATTGAAACAGAGCCTGAAGTGTTATCGTCTGATCCATATTAATCTCCCATCAAAAGAACACCCCGAAGGATGCCGTAATTATTTCGCTTACGTTTAACTAATTTGAATAAGGTTTGCCTCGCCATACTGTGCATAACTATTAGTAACCGTCAGTGTTGTACCGTTTAATCAAATACCACCACTGCGGGGAATACTGCACTTGTCGTACCGCTTAAAGTCTGACCTGTCGTTTTAGCGGCGGTCAGTCCGTTCTGATAATAAACAGTACAACTCGCCTTAAACGTCAGCGTGTATGTGTTTGAACTCTTGTTGATTGTGAGCAAATCATCATCAAGTTTATTGCCATTAGCGGCATTATACGCCCAAGTTATAGGCGTATCGTTCCCGTGAGTTATGTAAAAGTAGTTGTTGTTTACATCGCAAGACAAGTGATAAACCTTGCACACGCTTTCCCCACCGCCACTACTTATTCTTGCTCTCTGATACATTTCTTTACTCCTTCCCCTCTCTCACGGTCTGCCTGTTGGCGCAGAACAGACCGCTTGAAAGGACACTATTATGCAAAGGTTTTATTCCTCGTTCGGTTCCGGCTCAACATGAGTATCGTCAAAATCGCTGATGATCTTGTTTCCGTATGAATCATACAGAATAACCGATGCGAAATCGTTGCTCTCTTTGATGATTGAGCCCATGTTTGAGTAATAAGCCTGCTTTGCTGTAGAAAGGCTGTCATATGCTCCGACCATCTTATACTCCCAATTTCCTGATTCCTTGTACCTAAAAGCTCTACAAACGAAGTATTTTGTTTCCATGTCCTGATCTCCTTTACTTTATTATCCTTAATTTTGCAACTGCGCCATTGTCTGCGTCTGTTGTGAAACTTATGCTCATTGAAGCTGTTCCCTCGCCAGAAATAGAACTGATCTGCGCTGTCGGGTTTTTATTTGTAGATGATGAAGTTATATTGAAATACACCTCATAACCGTTCGTTCCTGCTGAATCATCAACCCCGCTGAATGAAACAGATCCGCTTGAAACCGTTCCGGATGTTGCGAACCATGCATCTGTATCTATATCTATAGTCGCATTAGACGAAGCATTCGCGGTAAATGTGCCTTGTGACGAGCCATTCTGCGTAATTGTCAGTGTCGCATCATTCGCAGCAGCAGGAATAGTGACAGCCTCATTTATCCATTTTGAACCGTCATATCTCAAGAACTGATCGTCAGTCGGAGTTGATATCGTAACATCCGTCAAATCGTTCAATGACGAGCTTCCGCCACCGCCTGTAGGCGCGTAAACATCTATTGGTGTTCCGTTTATGTTTATCGTTGCGATCTGTGTTCCTGTTGTAACGATCTGCGACCATGAAACAGAATCCCCGCCACCGCCACCGGACATTGTAAAATCATAAATCCATGTAGCGACTGTAGGAATACCGCCCGAAACGCAGTGATAAACAGCACCTTCAACATTATTCAGATAACAATCATCTACACTAGCTTCTGCAATTCCTGATCCCGAGTAAACTGTTGGAAGCGCAGCTTTGCCACTAATCCCTGTTCCGATATACCATTTGTTCCCCGGAAGGCCCGGATCTCCGTCATCGCCTTTCAGAATTCCGAGGCTCGACCATGTATCAACACCCGCACATTTCCACAATTCATAAGTGTTTGTGTTTAAATACAAGGAACCGTCATAAAATCCTGTAGATGAGCTTGTCGGTCCTGTTACGGCTGTTCCTGTTGACAGAACCACTTCTGAAACGTCATTGATTATCTCGATGGCATCATGAATGGATCCACGAACATCTTCACCGTAAACCGCTGATAAAATCGCAGCCAAATAAGTCGATATGTCAGCCATTTTTTAACTCCCTTCTTAAATATGGTTTTGTAAATATTCAAAAATATCGTATGCGTTCAGCTCTATATATGATCCCGGCTTCTGGCAAGCCCATTTATCAGAACCGATTGCAACGTAATAATCTGAATTGCTGTTCTTGTATATGTGGAAGAAGTTTGTCGGATTATCATAAACAGTGATATTACCGCCGTTTATCACGACTTTCGACCCGCTTCCTTGTGATGTTATGCTCGCGCCGTTTATCGTTCCGCCGACAATGCTCTGACCGTTTATCTGTCCGCCGTCAAGCCTGTCACAAGATAAGGTTCCTGTCGTAATGAAATCCGCAACAAATCCGCCATCCATTGTCGCAGCCGTGACAGCCGTCCAATCATCCGAAGGTGTTTCCCTTGATAAATAAGCCAGACCGCCCAAATTCCACCGCCAACACTTTGTAGCCTGTGAATAATCCATGTTATTTGCGATACGAAGCTCCACGATCTGATCGCTTGAATTCGTTTCAAAGGTTACATAACCACCGTCAGTGCCGTTCAGAATTTCAAGTGCGTTCTTCCGCGCTGCATCCAGAATTGACGATTTACTCGGCAGATTTTTGACCGTGTTTGCCGTTCCAAGTGTCTGTGACGTGAGCGATTTGCCTGTTTGCACGTCTCCTGACAATGTAATCGAATTCTTATCGATGTTCTGTATATCTCGCCTGATCTGCGTCAGGTATAACCACTGATCGACCGCGAACGGAGTAGCGATTATTCGTACAGAATCGCCTATTGATATCGCGTCAATGCTTTCTATCCCGGCAAGATCTACCGCTTCAACTTCCATCGTGAGCTGTGGCTGTGAATACTTTGTCAGATATTCTGCTGCAGCCGCATTCAGATCCGTAAGATTATCTAATTTATCAAAAATGACCGCCTTTGCATGACGGCCATAAGCTGAAATTGATGTTGCTTCAGATATTGTGGTTCCTGCGAGCCTTTGATTGTAACCATCATAAACTTCTGCATCAAGCTCTGCGCCGTAAGGTGTAAGAACATTTGTCAAATTACTATAATCACTGTCTTTGACGTAATCGAGCAGATTATAGCCATATTCAATCGGCTGTGTAGCTTGAATGCCGTAACTACTCAACGGAACGCAATCAATGTATCTTGTGACAACACCGCCAGATGTTACTCTTCTGACCCTTAAATATCCGCTGTCCTGACATATACAAGTCCTGATGCACTCTATCAACGGCCAATCATACTCCGTTGTCCAATTACACAGATCCGAGCTTGTGACGTTTGTAATATAGCCAACTGCGAACTGTCTTTCAGAGCTTCGGCTTGCGTTATAATTTGAAATAGCCGTTTGGAACCGCTGTGCATATGTTTCATTTGTTATTGATGCAGGAACGAGATATTCGTCTCCGAGCCATGCCAGATCTTCGACACAGTAAACATTTGCTATTTTTGCAAAATCTGTCGTTATCTGACGGATTTCCCCGCGCCAGAACTCTTTACTGTCGCGATATATGGTTATCAGTGCGCCTTGTGAGAGCTGTGAATAATAGGGATTTGTAGGCGGAACCTTAAAACTGAACTCCCCCGCAACTCCTATCTCTTCATTAAGCTCTGAATCATATATACACGCATCTTCTGACCCCGGATAATACAGTATGTCGTTTCCAATGTTTACCTGATACATATTAAAGTGAACCGCTCCTGTAAACTATCTGAACTTTCGCGCTTCCTGTGAACGTCAGCTCTGTCTCTGTGTCTCCACCGACAAGAATTGACGGAATTCTGTTCGAACCAACCGTCAGCGCATATGTTATACCGTCATATTCAACAGTGAATGTCGAACTTGTCTTATCAGAAACCACGATATCCGGAGTTGTTGCCATATGACCAGTCGGAAGTGTAACCGTCTCTGTGCCGACAACTGTAATCGCTCCGATATATGTGATAACGTCTGTTTCAAAATTAAACGGATCCCACAACCACGGCTCAACAGATGAAGATATGTGATATTTGTAAGGATCTGCTGTCGGAACCGATAATGTGAATGTTCCGAGATCTCTGAAACGGTCAAATCCTTTGATATACACCCTTCCGCGCCAATAATATGATTTATCATTATCGAGAGACAGCCGACATATACGGCCTTCGATGTTGTTTCGAAGTCCTGATATTACAGAATCCCAATCAAGCCGATCGCGAATCCCGCCAAGACTAAACGATAATTGACGATTTTTGAAAACTCTGCGTCCCGAAACTGCTTCTGTTGCATCGATAAGTCCTGTTCTACCGGGAACCTTGATGTATGTGGTTTCCATAACAGGATCGCCGATATAGTTATTATTTCCGAGAGCAAGGCCCAGATCGTTCAAAGTGTGGAATGTTTTCCCGGTCTCTTCGACATATATTGATATTCCATATGATAATGCGTTCATCTATTACCGCCTCTTATTGCTATAGTACCGAGTGCCGTGTTCATATCAGGCGCAATGCTTCCAACAAGCGCACCGGAATCCATAACCATCTGTGTGCCTGCTGCCAAATAAGGCAGATAAGTCTCCAAAAGTCCCGCGATATCGCTCTGTCCTGTCAACGGCTGAACCATCGCTTGACCGTTTGAAACTTGTATGAACTCTGGACCCGCTTCTCCGACTATTGCAGAACCGCTTGTCAATGTTCCACCGTCTGCCATGAATGTCGTTCTTGAGCCGAATATTCCGCCCACAGACAGCCCTTTTCCGATGTTGCTCATTCCGCTTGTAATGGAATCCATAAAATTCTTGAATTTATTCTTCAAAGAATCCAAAATCCCGCTCAAGCCTTCCTTCATGGTATTCCAAGCATTCGTCCATATGTTTTTAATCATATCCAAATGCTGACTAAAGCTGTCTTTTATCGCATCCCACGTCAGAGAGAACCGTTTCCCGGTCTCTTCCCACTGCATCACAAAGAAATCTTTCAGCGCGATACCGAGATCCTTTATCATTTCCAAAGTCCCCGATATGCCTTCATAATGCGCATATAATTCCTCGTCACTAGGGAACAGCCACTCGCCGATTTTTTTTCCGAGCTCTGCGCCCGCCAAAAATGCCAACACTGACCCGACAAGAGCTGTCGCATATGTCAATCCTGCCGTTGCCCCGCCTGTTTCCATCAGAGAGCCGATATCCGTTGTCAGGAATGTGCTTACTGTACTTATCGCCGTTGAGACAGCCGAAGCAACTGCCGGAGCGATTTTTGCTATACCCCCGACAAGTCCCGCTATAGTCGATAATGTTGACAGAATCGGCGATAATATAGCCATAATCCCTGTTATGGTTCCGATAATTTTAAGTGTTGCAGGATCCATTTCACGGATTTTCGCAAGAATGCTCTCAATAAATGATTGAATCTTCGGCAGATAAGGAAGAAGCATGTCAGCGATCTGTCCGCCTAATGACATCAATGTCGCGCTTCCCTGTGCCTTCAGCTTATCCATTGAATCATTAAACTGATTTGCTTTTTCTATCTCTTCTTCCGGTATAATAACCCCGAGATTTTCTGCTTCTTGCCCGAGCTGTCTTAAAGCTGCGCCACCGTCATCAATAACCCCGGCAAGCTCATCCGCGGATTTTCCGAACAGATCCATCGCAACAATATCGCGCTCTGTTTCATTCGGGATCTTGCTCAATGCGAGAACTACATCATAGAAAATATCAGAAGTATTACGATACTCGCCGTTCCATGTCTTGATTTCGACACCCATCTTTTTGAAAGTGTCTTTATTCTTATCAAGATTTTTCTTGAGCTTTTTCATGCCCCCGATGATCGTATCTGTATCAACATCAATCAGATCGGACGCATACTGCATCTTCTGGATCTCGTTTGTAGTCAGCCCTGTCTGCTTTGCAAGTGTGGCTAATTCGTCCGCATCTTTGGCAGCCTTTACAGCCATTCCCGCAAGTCCGGCGATCGCGCCTGTCGCAGCCAACGAAACACCTTTTGTCTTTTCAGCCCATGTTCCGAGCTTTTCAGAAACTTTTCCGGCTGTATGCGATATCTTTTCGGCTGTAGCATTAAAACTGTTCGCTGCCTGTTCTGCGTTCTTTAATTCATGTTCACATGCGACTATTTCGCGTGACAGAGCATCATATTGTCTCTGTCCATCCTCTGTGGACATATCAAGAGAAGCCTGTGCCTGTTTGAGTGCGTCAAGCTTCGTCTTTGTCTCTTCAACACGTTCTGTCAGGAGCCTTTGCTTCTGTGCAAGTAATTCGGTATTTGTCGGATCTAGTTTCAAAAGTCGTTCAACGTCCTTCAAATCCTTCTGTGTTTTGCCGATTTCCTTGTTTATCCCGGATAATGCCTTCGATAATCCGGAAGTGTCTGCCCCTAATTCGATTGTAATTCCGCGAACTTTTGTTGAAGCCATTCTAATCTCCTAAATCAAGCCGTCCTTGAAAGAATGAAGCCATGCTTCCCGCAGGAGCCTTGATATCATATTTTTCGCGATCGTTGCCTTTTTCAATTATCATGTCGAAAACCATTCCGATCGTCATATCGTCAAGATCTTCTTTTGATAAGTGCAATTCTGCGCATCGTAACATAAAAATAGCACCGTTAGGCTCTCGGTCCCTCGGTGCTACTTTTTTTTTGGGCTTGCTGTCTGTTTTGTGTTACCCGCCCATAATTCCAATATATGCGGTAAAACCTCGAATATGCTGAACATATTGAATGTATCAAGCCATTCGTCAGCGGTTTTCTGTTCTATGTCTGGGTTTGCGTGACGTGCCATGATATAGGCTGCATCTTCGAATATCTGTAAATCGATAACATCAAGCTCATCCTCGCCCTTTTTCTTGCGTTCAAAGGATTTTATAAGCTTGTTCATGTCCTGTATCATATCTCTGCCGATTATGGCGCGATATAATCTCGGAGTGCGGGCTGTAGCCCTAAACTTTACTTCTCGTTCATCAATCTCGACTATTCTGTCCATATTCTTCCCCTTTTTTTCCCTTAAATGTTCTTTTTGATGTTCTTTATCAGGCTTTCCTCGCATTTCTGCTCTACCGGAGCGATATGAGGAAATGCCTGCGTTCTTCCGCCGTTTACTGTCGCATGCCCTTTTTCAAGTAGATGCGTGAGCCTGTAGTGATCTTTGTTATAAATCACCGCGAGAATTCCCTTTTCCTTCGTTTTCATTGTCGAAGCACGTTTTGTCCATCCTTTATCGTACTTGTCCCACGATCCATATTTCCCTGATCCTGCCGGATGAGCAGAACGAAGCTCTTTGACAGCCTCTTCAGCCGTTGTGAGAACTCCGCTCTTGCACGCTTCTTCTGTCACATCCTTGAAGTTTTCAAGATATTCCAGAACTACATTAGATAACTCGTCAACCGAGATCTTTTTATTACTCATCCGAATATAACCTCTTACGTTGTAGCTGTTACAGGAATATAAGGTGCGGTATGCCATGCAGCCAGAACTGCATCATCTGTGTCAGCCGTTGTCATAGCCATAACGCGACCGCTTCCGAGAGGGGCAAAGGAAACATCAAGTGTCTGTGTACTGGGCTCTTTGCTCTCCGTTGTGGTTGATTTGTCGAGTGAAGGACGAGAAGCTGTTCCATTGTAAAGAACGAACTTCGTTCCGATCTGATCGCCATCCTCTTCGAATGTCATCGCAAAATGTGTAGGCTCTGCGATATCCTCGACAAGAACGCCCTTCCGGTCCTCAATATACTTGAGAATCTCTGTACGGAATTCGTCAGGTATTACAGCAACTTCAAGTGTTCCTGCATAACCATTGTTTGCAACTGACGTGTAGTATTTGATATTGTCAGCATAAAAATCGTTCGTATCGCCCTGTTTGTCGAGTGAAAGACTTACTGTTCCGGGAACATCGATAACATCTCCGTATGTAGGAACATCGCCTGTCCAACTAACGATCGGGAAGATATGAACATTCTTTATACCGAATTTAACCTTATCTGCCATCGTTTTCTCTCCTTATGTGGTAGTTGATGTAATTATTAGATTTACTGTATATGAGATCATGTAGCAATTCTCTGAATCGATATAATCTTCGTATTTTTCCCACGCAAGATCATAATCAGCGAGCATTTTTTCGACGGCTTGCTCGCTTGCCTCGTCTTTTTTGGCTGTGTAAAGCTCAATATCAACTTCCTGTATGACCTGATAAACATAATCATCTGCATTGAAATTGTTCGTATTCGTGCAGAGATAACAGATAAAAGGAAGTTTCGGGGCTTTTCCAACCGGGAAAGCTCGATATGCCACCTTCTTCTCGAAGCCCGGGATCGCGTTTAAGGCTGTGTTCAGATCTTTTAATGTCATTCTTCTTCAGCCCCTTTCCGCTCCGTGACATATAACTCAACGCGTCCATCATCACGGCGATATGACCGATACACCTTGTAAACCTTCGAACTATATTCGATAAGCTCTTGA